CACCAATTATGCTACGCGGGGTATGTTCCTGCGCAGCGCCTGCCCCCACTTATTGCTGGACGCAGAGCCAAACGCACCAGTGATCGCGTCAGAGGCAAACGTCAAGCAAAACGCATCTGCCCTGTCAGGGCTGGCTAACCCGCGCTTCCTGATCTCGTCCTTGCCCTCAATCTGAATCTTGCCGTTGCTAGTAAACGAATACCGCACAGTGGCCAGCTCAGAGATCAGCAGGTCATCCTTGGGCATGGTGCAGTCACGCTGCTCCAGCCACGCCTTGGCCTTGTGCCATAGCTCAGCCTTCAAGTTCCTGTACGTCCCGCCCATCGCTGGTGACTCGGAGACATTGATACCGCGCGCAGGCAGGTTCAGCTCGCGCAGCCGGTCAACAACGCCAGCACCTAAACCAATGCTGTCCACCAGTATCTCGTGCGGACGCTGACTCGGCATCAGTACCTCGTACTCGGACACTATGGCTCCGGTCAGTTGCATCAGGTCCAAGTTCTTCCACGTCTTGATGGGCTCGGTCACCGCGTTACCCTGGCGCTTGCACAGGGCGCTCCTGTCTGAGCCGAACCTGGCAACGTCCAAGCCCCACACTAACCTGGCGCTGGTGCTTGGCGCCACGTCCCGCTGTGTGGCCATCTCCAAAAGCTCCATCGGGATCACGGTATCGTCATCGGACCTGGGAAACTCACCCAGCACGCGAATACGGTAGGCGTTGCTCTCCTCGCCATACCTAGACTTCATCTCCTCGATGTAGGCCTCTGACACTCGCGGAGAATCCGCGCACGAAACCTTCATCGTGATCCAGTCACCCGCCAGACGATTATGCGTGTCGTAGAAGAAACCGCTGGACCGGACGGGGTTACCAAGTAACAAAGTTACAGCGCTATGCCCCGACATCGAGCCAGCCGCGGCCTCGAACACCTGCTCCGGTATACCTGACGCCTCGTCTGCCACCAGCATGACATTCTCCGAGTGGACACCCTGCAAGGCCTCAGGCTGCTCGGCCCTACTAGTCCTGGCGCTTATGAACGCCTCGTTAGGGAATTCCTTAAACTCAATCCTGTCCTGCTTAACCTCCAACTGGTTCTGCAAAGTCTCCGGCAGAGCCTTCACCCAGCGCTTTAGTTCCGCAAACAAGGCGTCATAGAGCTGCGAGCTTGTTGGCGCCGTGAGCACAATCTTGACCGGAAACCGCAGGAACGCATACCAAATAATCGCCCAGGCGGCAGCCGTGCTCTTGCCCACACCGTGGCCAGACCTGACGCTAATCCTGCGCTCGCCTGCCGCTATGTGCATCAGAAAAGCCTTCTGCCAGGCGTCCGGCTCCGTGTTTAACACCTCCTGCACAAAGAGAACAGGGTTGCGGTAATACTTTTTCGCCCACTCAATAAACGGGTTCTTGGAGTGCTCCGACTGCGCTTCTGTCATCTCGGTGACAGTGGACGCGATAGTTGGCACAGTTTTTATTTTTTTTGTGGCGGTGGGCGGTGCCGGGGACGTGGCCAGGGGGGTGGGGTCAGGGTTCATGGGCTCGGTATGTGTTTAGGTGCAGCAGTTGCCGCCCCCGCTGCTGGAGCGAAGGGGGGGGGTCGCGGCCACGGGCGCCAGGCGGATGGTCCAGTACCCAGAGTACGGAGCTAGGTTATACACAGGATAGTCACAGGCTAGACAACTTAACATAATGCCCGTCGTATACAGTAGAGATGCTTGAGACATAGTTATCCACAGACCTGCGGCATGGTGTCAGCGTCCTGCACCACCTCGACGTGGCGCAGCGCATCTAGGCGCAGACCGCCAATGCTGATGTTCACCGCGGGACCGCGCTGCTGGGCGTAGACGCTAGGTTTCCAGCGCTCCGCGACCCATTGCCTAGTCTGGATGCGCACGCGAGCCAGGTTAGCCTCCTCCGGCGCCGCCTGGTCGGCTATGTCCAGCGTCTCGCAGACCAGCGAATCAGCGGCACGGGCACGCGCGCGAGCAATTTTATGCTCGTTGTCGGGCATCTCGCACCAGATTTCTAGCGCCCTTCTCCCAATTCCCAGCGCCTCGCATATCCGCGCCGTTGACTTTCCGGCCTCAAACATGGTCACGATCTGCTCTACCGGTATCGAATCCAGCACCGCCAAGTCCTCGCGCTTTTTCTTTTGCCCAGCCATCAGAAAGCCCTTAAATCGAATTTAGCCACCCAAAGCACCCTACCCATGCCCAGACCAACAAAATCGCTTCTACGCATCATCTAGCCCCTTTAAACGCCTTTGTGTCGAACAGTTTAGGCATCGTGCTCGGCTTTGTCATGTCCAAATCGTTCTCCATGTCATCAAACCCGCTTGGACCACATACCGCCACCAGCTTACTGTCTGGCCATAGTTGCTTGATCTCGCTTATCTTGCCACCTGCCTGCTTGTTGACGATTATCGCAATTTCAGCTGCCGTCCAGACTTCCCTGTCCGTTGAGCCTGGCCACTGCTGGCAGTAGAGCTGCTTGGACTTCTCATCTGGCACGATCACGAAAACCGTACCATCCTCACGCTGGTGCTCAATCTGTCCCAAGTCAGGCAGCTCGCTGACCCCGTTAGCTGCAGCCCAGTCCTCCATTGCCTGGTACGCCTTGCACATACCCCTGACCGCCTTGTTCAGCTTTTCGTCGTCCCTGGATTCCTGCGCCTTCCAGACCCGTTCAAGTTGCAGCCACACCTTTTCCCGCAGCTCGCTATCCACCAGCCAGACCAGCCTATCAATACCCCATATTGCATCATGGGTATTCTTCCGGTTAGCCAGCTCGACCATGACCGCGTTTTTGAATACGTCAAAACGATCCGCTGGAAAGCTCGGCATGGTCGGCGCTTTAATCGCCAATGTTTTAAGTTTATTTATTGCCACTTGATCCTCCGATTCTGGGCATTAGGCAGAAAGACAAATGGGAGCGTATATTAAGACATACGCTCTCCCATTTGTCTTTTCCTGCCAAATCTGTGCCGAAACACTGTTTTTTACCATTTGTCGTCCATTTGTCGTCCATTTGTCGTCCATTTGTTCCATTTGTCGGAAAACCGAATTCTTGCTGTTTACGTCGATTTCTTCCATTTGTCGTCCATTTGTCGGAATCCAAATCTGTAAGTTGTAAAACACCCTAAAAGTCGCCATCATTTTGACTATCATCGCTGTAAATAATCCACGCATACGGATCTGAAACCTCCACCTTTTTCGCGTTTATAAGAGATGTAAGGCGCTTATTGAACCGAGTTTTAATGTCTACTTTATCAATTTGAGTAGCTTCAAACGCTGCTCGCCACTGCTCGACGTGAACCACTTTATTGCGTTTTCCAGCAACTTCCCGCATCTCGCCATGCTCCTTGATTGCCTTATGGAGTGTGTCCAGGACAAGCAATTGCCCCCCTCCACGACCTGTCCTTAATGGTGTAACCTTGGTTTTCTTGTGCTGCTGTTCGATGTTTTCCTTATGTCCCCTGACCGCTAAAGAGCCGTTTTCATCTAATCCGAGTCCGCTTTCTATGCCCTGATTGATGTTGATCTGGACCATCTCAAAGCCAAATTTAAGGTTGTCCTGGCCATCCTTTTGCTTGCTGATGGTGAGGATTCCGGAGCCAGCCACCCCTTCTTTTTTCTCATCTGATGCCAGCTTTTGCAGCTCCAACTGCGTATCAACTGCCCCCAAAAGGCTCGAATGACCCCTCAATCCTTTGGTCTGATCCTTGCCAGAGTGATGCAAGACCATTAGTGCGCAGTCCAGCTTGCGTTGTAAACGCCCCGCGTTATGGATGAAGGCGCCCATATCCTGGCTATCGTTCTCGTTGCCACCGCCGAAGGCACGGGCTAGGGTATCTATCTGCACCAGGCGCAGCTCTATGCCTGTGCGCTCGATCAGGTCGTCTATTGACTCCATCAGCAGGTTGAAGTCGTCCGCGCTCGATCTCAGGTTCAGTTGGTATCTGATAACGTATATCTCAGCCCCGTCCTGCGTCTGGTGGTTAATCTTGCACGCCTTAATCCTTGCCCCGATACCGCCGTGACCTTCACCGGCTATGTACAGTACGGCGCCAGGGTTTGTTACCTGGTTACCCATCCACTGCCTGCCGGTGGCCACCGCCTCGGCTATGTCCAGCGCTATGAATGACTTGTATGAGCCTGGTGGCCCGTACAGGGCTGCGAAACCCTTCTCAGGTAATACGTTTTCAATGATCCACCTGACCGGCTCGTCCTTGATGGTGTCCCAAGCCTCGATGTTGAGCAACTGCGGCGTAGGGTTGTACGCCTCCTGCTCTGTTTGCGTTGTCTCCGCTGATTGTTCGCTATCTGTTACAGGTATCTCCTGCGTGATAACCGGCGCCTGCTTGGCCATATCCGCGAGTTCCTTGCGCGTACCTTTGGCGTGATGCACCCACTCGTAGGCGTCATCCCCCTCCACCATCAGGTCCAGGTCCAGGTAGCGGATTGACTTGGCCACTGGTAACAGATTCTGAATTGCACGCCTGGCATATTGACGGCCTGGCTCGTCGTTGTCCGGTATCACCACAATGTTGGCGCCGGCAAAGTATTGCGTAATCTCCTGCGGCCAACTTCCTGCGCCAGTGTGACTGGTGGTGGCAATGGCTCCGATGCTGACCAAGGCATCCGCGGCCTTCTCGCCTTCAACCAGGTAGATGGCTCTGCCTGCCGTCTTAGCGTCCAGCAGCTCCGGCAGCCTGTATGGAACGATCCTTGTGTCCTTAAGTCCGGCTATGCGCTTACCATGCGCGTCCACACGGTGTATTGAGTACGTCTTACCCTTGGCGTCATTAGTCTTGTACCTGCGCTTGGTGAATAGCGTATCTCCATCCTCCGACCTGTACTCCCACTCCTTCTCCAGTACCGGAGCCTGGTGCTGCGTGAAACTGATCTCCTCGCGTTTGGCTATGGTGGGTAGCAGGTTGCGATCTCGTACCGCGTCAAATACTTCCCGCTGGTCGCAACCGCCGTGGCAGTGGAACAGGACCTTGCCCTCTGATTCGGTGATCGAGAGGCTGGGGTTCTTGTCCCCGTTCCCTCTGCCGTGGCCAGGTACTGGGCAGGAGGCTACCCACTGCCCGTTTACCTGCTTGGCGTTACCCAGCGCCTTGGCTATTGTTTCTGTGTCTGGCATATCGCGTCCACTTCTTGAATTCTTTTACCTATCCACGCCATCACAGGCACAGCCATAGAGTTACCCAGCGCCTTGTAGCGCGGCCCATCGGGAGTCGCCTTACCCTTGGGCTTGATGTCAGTGTAGTTATCAGGAAAGCCTTGCAAGCGCTCGCATTCTTTTGGAGTCAGGCGGCGTACTGCCATTGCTTGCACCATGACGTTTTCACCGCCGTTGTTCCTACCTTGGGCAAAGGCAATGTCCGAAACGCATGGGTCTTGTGTGCCGTGCACTATGGTGGGTTGCGCAACACCTTGCGTTGCATGAGTGTCCACGTCACCGTCACTTGATGGGCCTTTGGCGTCACGCGCCTTGAGTGATGGGCAGAGTTCCGAGTGCATTGCAGGAATCAGACTACCGACTTCAGCGCCTTCTCTAGCATCGGCGGCAACACTTTCCCGCGCTTTTCTGCTCTGCGCAAGATGCCCTGACATGCTGTGGAGCTCAAAAAGAACCGCTGCGGCAGGTCGCCAGTTTCCAAGGTATCCGACAACGAACACACGACGGCGTCGCTGGGCCACTCCGAAGTACTGAGCGTCAAGAATTCGGTACGCGAACCCATACCCGAGTTCCCCCATCCCTCGAAGGAGGGAGGCAAAGTCGAGTCCTCCGTTAGAGGATAGGACGCCGGGGACGTTCTCCCAAACCAGCCACCTGGGCCGATATCTTGCAGCAATGGCAAGGTATGTAAGCATGAGGTTGCCACGCGGGTCATCCAGTCCTTTTCTGAGTCCTGCGACGCTGAATGATTGGCAGGGAGTTCCTCCAACGAAAACATTGACATCTGCATCTGGCCACTCCTTAAACTTAGTCATATCACCCCAGTTCGGGGTATCGGGGTAATGGTGCTCAAGCACCTGACAGGGAAACTTTTCTATCTCACCAAACGCCACCGGCTGCCACCCTAATGGATGCCAGGCAACTGTTGCAGCTTCTATTCCGCTGCACACTGATAGGTATTTCATAGTTGTACTTTTTCGAGGGGAAAAAAAAGCCGGTGGAGATCAACCCACCGGCGCGTTAGTCTAACGCTTAGAAAATCTCGTCGTCCTCAACCACTTCCACGGGCTTGGGAGCTGCCTTGCGTACTGGTTGTGGCTCTGGCACATACTCAGGTTCCTCGGCCACAGAATCCAGCCCCGCAGGACGGGCAACCCAGCCTGTTAGCTGAAACTTGGGTATGCGAGTCGTACCCTTGCCGATTTTTTCAGCCTTCGAGTGCAGGTACTCAAACACTGGCAGCTTGCCAGGGTTAGCCTCACGCTCGGCAGCCGCTGCCTTGTACATGAGCTCCAGCCCCATGTTTGGGCCTACGCCATTGGATGACCACTCGGCGGCTCCAATCTCTTTGTTGTACAGGACAACCTGGAAACCGCGCTTGTGCTCTGGTGACGGCTGCGGACCCTTCTTTCCGACAGAGTCGTCCTGCACCCAATCGCGCACACCGACACCCAGCAAGAGCCAGCCGGTGTGAATGTTGTCGATGTCGAATACCACCTTCTTGAGTTGGATTTCCTCGTTGTTGTTGTTGGTCCACATATTGGCTTGTGGGGAGAACCTGATGTAGTTACCAGAACCGGAGGAGCTAGATAGATTTAGCATTTGCATTTAGCTTTCAGAGTTTTTAAAGGGATGTGCTCTCGCCCAACCCACGGGATTTAGATAACGTGAGTCCACTACTTACCTTTGTGGTCACGCTATCCAAAACTTGTTTCCTGTCCTTGCCGAGTAACTTGTCTGCGGCAGCAGGCGTAATGATTGATGTCTCGTATATCTGCGTTTCTGGCACGCCAGCGGCCAGCAATACCTTAACGGCGTCCGCTTCCTTAGACCATGCCCTGGTAGCGCGTTTAGGCGCCATCTGCCACCCGCGCAGCACACCGCCAGCCTCCAGCGTCTTGGTGGCCTGCTTGCGCAGCGCGGTGATGAAGTCCTCCACCAGCTCCGCTTTGTCTAGCAGGTCGGATACCTCGTCCGGAGTCAGAGTCTTAATGTCAGCAGTCACAGGAACCGCCGATAGCGCCTTGGTCTGCGCTGGGCAGATCATCTTAGCCGGGCAGTATTGGCAGGCTGCTTTTTCTGGCGTAGGCTCGGTTGTGTCCTTTACCGCAGCATTCACCGCAGGCATGAGCACGTTGTCGGCCCAATCGTGCAGCTCGTCTGCTGTCATAACGTGAGTACGGTTCTCGCCTGTAGTCGGCTGCACAATCGTGAGCCTGACAGTTTCAAATGACGCGCTCAGGTACTTCTTAAGCACACCCAAAGCGTATATCTTCATCTGAGGAGAGTCGGCATCCACCCAGCCTCGTCCGGTTTTCAAGTCTGCAATTTCTAGAATTGACTTGTCCTCGTTAAAGGCCACCACGTCCGCAGTACCGGCAACCCTCACCAAGTCGTTGGAGAATGCGACTCCAAATTGCTCCACCTTAATCGTGCCTAGTTCAGCCTCCAGCGCAGCCACTGTGCGGATATGCGCTAAAGCAAACTCAGCATTCTCCCTGGTCATCACGATACCCTCAATCGTCTTACCGACAAAGTCCATAGGGTCCTGATCGAGCTGCCAGCAAGTCTCAGACAGCGAGTGGATGGCAGTGCCTATCTTTGCCGCCTCACCTGACTCCTCGTAAGGTACTTTCAGCGACAAACGTGCTGATGCTGGGCAGGCTATCCACCTTGTGGCACTTGATGGACGCAGTAGTAATTGTTTCATTCGGGGCTTTCGTTGATGAGTAATTGATACGCCAGGTTGCGTACCTCTGACGATACGCAGTGGCCAAGGTCCTCTGGATGCACCAGGCGTTTTAGGAATTCAGTCTTGGCGCGTGATGCGTTGCGCTCATTCTCCAGTTGCGTGGCCAGGTACACGGCGTGCTCGCGTAGGGTTCTTAGGTCGTGCAGGCTCACTTGTTACCTTTCAAGTACCAGGCGCCAATGAGAACAGCATCCGCGCGCCCGTCATCCTTGACCCGTGCAAATGACTTCTGGTGGCTTGGATATAGCTCGCAAGCTCGTGCGCGTGATGCATCCTTGCCTACACCGCGGCCTATGCCCTTTGTCCAGACTGATGGCATAACGTAGGTGGCGGGTATCTCAAACGCCGCCAGGATGCCCTCAATCAATCCAAAACTGCGTCCAAATGAGAACATGGACGTTACTCCCTGACCTGGCATTGCTGAGACTTTTTCCACTATGACGTGATCTGGCTTGTAGTCTCTAAAGATGGCGGCTAAACCTGATCCAGAAATCTGCCGCTTAGTCTTTCCATTGCGTACAAGTTCATGCGTAGGCGTATCAATTACAGCCAGCAGCGCATGATCTGTATGCCTAAACACGGCAATGGCGCCACTCAGCCCAGGATCAATAGCGATAACTGTCATTTGTGCGCCTTTGCTGCTATCAGCGCGTCTACGGCCTGCTCCAGCTTCATGATGTTTGAGTACAGCGGGACAGTCTTGCCGGTGCTCCACCTACTGAGCTGGGCGGGGTCCACGCCAGCCGCGTACGCGATATCGTTCATCTTGAACCCTGCATCCTTTGCCCTCTGGCGTATTGCCTCAATCGCTTGCTCTGTTGACGTAATCATTGTGCCTGTAACCTCCAAATTGACGAATGGCGCAATTCTAGGCGTGTTTTTTGACTAGAAATACAAATATTTTGCGCTACTTAGGGAAAACACCTAGATAAATAGTTGACGAAGTAGTCAATTAAGCATTATGATTCAGCCATTAACAACCCGCCGCAAGGCACTTTCTAGGAGGTCTTATGACCGATTTCACTTTCTCTCCCGCAGACTTCAGCGCTACCACTATCACGGTAGTGGCTAACACTCCAGACGCTTTGGAGTACCTTGCAGAGCGTTATGGTTTTGCTTGCGTTTCCATTAACGTGCGTAAGTCTGCTGCGCCAGAGTTAGCAGATTCGTTTGAGTTTCAAGGTTTGTCCTACCAGTAAACCCACGGGGCTACGGCCCCATCTTTAGGAGATCAATCATGCGATATCGCGAGCACTACACCATCCAGCCAATCATTCGCAAATGGGCAGAGATTGCCCTGGCAGTGGCCATCGGAGTCGGCCTGGCCATACTTTTCTTCATGGGAGCGTAACTATGTCCGAGTCAATGCAAAAAGAGATCGACGCCGTCGTGGATGAGCTGTCCCCGCAACCAGGACAAATCGGAATTCTGACTACGCATGAGCTGCGCGCGCACCTGCGGATGGCGGCCACCAAGGGCACGCTAATCGGGTGGGCTGCCGCTGAAAAGCTAACCAGCGCCAGGTACAAGCAGGACTACGACAACCTGTCCCAGCACTGCAAGCAGTTGGAGCTTGAGATCATGGAGCTCAAACGGTGAGAAAACGCAGCTCGTACAGGCCAAAGCAGCAGCTAGCGAATCCGGTGGCGTGGATCATTAACGGGTTCAAGCCGATATCAGACGCTGGCATTGTCAACGTCCAGATCAAGAACCACAATGCCATTGATGCGCTGAGAAAAGGTATCGCTGACAGAGAGGATATTGACTGCATCATCGAGGCGCTGAACATTGCCGAGGCCTTGCAGCGTCTTGGCATTGGTGATGAGTACAAGGATGAGCTTAGAGAGGCCCAGGACGCGCTTTATGCCGTCTCCAGGCGTGGGATAGACCGAGAGTATCGGTTCGTGCTAAAGGCGCAGGAATTGGTTTCTATCAACCTGGGCATGGAGATACATGATGCGCAGATTGAAGTAACCAACATTGAGCAGATGGAGAAGGCAATAGATATCGTGAAGTCAGAAATCAAGAACCGCAGGGCGCGGGTAATTTTGGAGAAAACACAATGAGCTTTATTAGATTTTTGAAGGACTACTGGCGCGACCTTACGCCAAGGGAAATGATCCAGCGTGAGCTGGCAGAGGCAGCAATACAGTTGCTGGAGGCAGAATCTGGCGCCGAGTACGCGCAGAGCATAATTTCTTTCAACCAGACGCGGATCAAGCGCTTGACCGCAAGACTAGGAGAGTTAAAGTGACTTGCTGCACATACAAATGCGAACAGGGCAGAGATTGTCCAGTACGCAAACAGCGCATTAAAGAAACTAACGATGCGTATATCAACTATCAGCCCAGAGTCTCAGACCCTGATCCAGCAGAAGAAGTATTTTCCAGCGTCAAGGCGCTGATTGCTTGGATGGCTTTGACGGTATGCGTGGTGATGGTTGCACTAGCATTTTGGGGGATGCTGTGACAGGCTACAAATCTAAGAAAGTTGCGGCGCAGGACAAAGTTACAGACATTGACGGGCATGTTGTGCGGGATGTGCGAAAGCTAAGGAAGCCACAACAGCGCCCGTGGGTAGGGCTGACGGACGAGGAAATACAACCCCGCTTAAACGGTTTGCCAACACAAAGTATTGCAGTTTACGCAAGAAACATTGAAGCCATATTAAAGGAGAAGAACAATGGATAGCAGAGAAGAGTATTACAAAAAGTGGGATGACTTGTATCTTGTATACCTTAACGGCGTATACGATGGCAAGAAAGCAGCACTAGCCGGACGGGAATTGAACTTCTGCGAACGCTGTGGAAAGCGCACAGCAGACCTAACAAAAATACACATTTGCACACCACCACAGGAGAACATATGAAAGTACACCACCTTAAAGACTGGAACGCTACTGCCATGCTTACCCATGCGCTAGAGCGCATAGCGCCTGAAGAATCTTGCATTGTGCTGTTTTACGAAAACGGCGAACTTAAAACACTTTCGTCCCATGTAAATAATCAACACGCCGTGTGGATGTATGAACTGGCGAAGCTATCTACATTACATGAATGCATTACGCACTAAAGGAAAACACATGACTATCGGACGTTTTGCAAATGGCAATGACTCTAAGCGCAGAGTCCTCGGCCTGGTTGGTGAGTGGTCACCACGCGAGAAACTGCCAGGCGAGGCGCAGCCTCCCGCAATCTCAATCTGGCGCCAGCCAGTGTATCAGCCTCCCAAGATGGATACGCCTAGACCTGGAGCCAATGACCATCTTCAGATCAGGAGCCGTGGCGTATGAAGTCAGTAAGGGAGCCGCGCATACTGGAAATCTTGCAGCGCAAAGAGATGTCAACGTCAGAGCTGTGCGTCCTGGTCCACTGCACCCAGCGCAGTGCGCAGGAGCTGCTGGCCAGTATGCGTAGACGGGGACTCGTGTACAGGTCAGGGTGGCGCAGGCAGAAGGACGGCATTGCCGCCTTGTTTCGCGCAGGTATCGGAGTCGATGCGCCAAAGCCACCACGGGCAACTGGCGCCGAGCGTGTGCGCAAGATGCGCGCTAAAGAGACTCAGGAGGACAAAGAATTTCGCCAGGCGCGTGAGAAGGCCAAGAGCATCAAACCCAGGCGCGATCCTATGACCGCTGCCTTTTTTGGAGAGTACAAATGACTGATAAAGACTTTGTAGATATGGCCTTAGAAAAGGCCAAAATCATTGAAGCAAACCCATCAAATGATGAGGCATTTGAATTATGCCAAATCATTATTGGGCTTGTTGATGTTATCAATATGTTGGAATGCCAGACCGAACCATTAACTTCAACGCTTCCTCTGGATCCAGACCAGTAATCCTACTAGTACGCTCAATTGCTTCATTAATGTTTTGAATCATTGGCTTTCCAGTAACGCCCTTTGCTCCAATCCATGCAACATCTTGAAGATTTACTGGCATCACTCCTTTGGATGCAGCAACATCATTCAAAACACCTTCTGCTAATCCATAAGTATTTGGATATGGTGCAAGTAGTCCACCTTGGAACAACTGACTCATTTGCTCGTCAATAGTTGGACGATCTCTGTAACCTAAAAAGTTAGCTGAGAAATTATGTCTTTTTGGATTTTGTACAGTAAGACCTTGACCTTGATTTATGATCTTGTCATACAAAGCCATATTTCCACTAGCAAATCTACCGCCAATTGGGAATGGAAAATCCACTGCTGAAGTAGGTTGAGCAACTCCTTGTTGGCGTAAATAATTTCCGTATTGACCCATCAAGAAATTAGATGTTGGATCAGCACCACCAGTAGTAGCTGCCATTGCATCAGCAAATCTCTCTTTAAACAATCTGCGACCATTTTCCTGGCCAAATTGATTTATATATTGATCTTCCAACTGCTTCATTGCATACCAGTTTTGAGCCAGCGGATCGTTTGCTGCTTTTTCATATGCACTGGATAAATTTGCTCTTGCTTGTTGTGTATCGTAAATGCCTTGATACTTTTCTATTGTCTGTTGTTTAGCAGGAACAATATCAGTCAATGTTCTACCTTGTAATGGGTAGTTTGTAGGATCTACATAGGCACGTTTTGATACATCAAAAAATGGCTCATAATTACCTTTTTCTATATCCTTTTGAGCTGCTTTTCTAGCCTTTTGTACTGCTTCAGCTTCAGCAGATAATTGCTTGGCAATGTACTCTTTACCTGTCTTAGGATCAACTGCTGGTACACCAGGTGCAACTGTAGGATATCTTTGTGCCAATGTTTGAGGATCAAATCCCAAAACCTTTGTGGATGGTAGTCTTACTACATTTGAAGTAGTACCTTCACCCATTGCACCAATCATCTCAGCAAGCAGACCACCACGATCCATCACTTGCGGTACAGCACGCTCTGCTAAACGCTCACCAGCACGTCCCAATGCCATTGCACCCCTTTGAGCTGGAGCAGCCATAGGCAGCACACCAAGCGCAGTACCAACAGGGAATCCGTACTCAGCACCCTGGCGCACGGCTGCCGTATTAGGGTCCATGACGCTGCCTGCCATCTCATCAGGCGCAGTGCCAAGCAAACCACCCAAAACGCCATACAGCGTAGGGTAATCCTGGCGCAGATATGGTTGATCTGAACCCTTCACCATCTGCGTACCCATCAGATTACGCTTTGGCTTTTGCGCCTTCAGTAATTCGTCAAGCAGACCCATCTCAGTTACTCCTTATTGACCGGCGCCAATTGCCGTACCCATACCCAATTGGATAGCCTTCTGACGTAATGATGTAGCCAGTGGCTCCACCTTCATCATGTTGGCCTTGCTCATCATCACGGCAGCCAATTGCGGGTCAAGCATAGCCTCCACCAGCAACTGTTGCAACTTCTCGTCTGGCAGCTTGTACAGGAAATCCAGAGGCCTAGTCATGGTGCGCAGCGTTGTATTGCTGGCCAGTGACTCGCTAAATATCTTACCTATCAGGTTACCCATAGACATATTCTTAAAGGTATCAGAGCCTGGGACCTTGACACCAGGCGCAGTAGCCGCCATGCCTCGGTTGATCTCGGTAATGATGTTGTCAA